AATTACTGCATTAGACGGAGAAAAACCTCCTGCTGCTTCAGTGTACTGGTCAGTAGGTAACGTAAAGTCAATAGAAAAGTCAGGGGAATTTAAGCGTGCTAAGATTTCTTCCTGAGTAGGAATGTCAAAACCGCCTTCAAATAAATCTGTATCTGGTGCAAACCCTACTTCAGCCACTATTTGCCACCCCAGCTAGACAAGGTTTTAATACCAAAGCTGGCAGCTATTGCACCACCAAGGAATGCTTTGTAGTAATCTGGCATTGTGGACAATACAGTAAACCCCTGCTCAACGTATGGAACCATTGACGGTATAAATGCACCTATCAATGGCAAACTTAAGATAATAGCAAACCACTCATCCTTCCAAGAAGACTGAGAGGCAGCGGCTTGTTGAGTTTCCCAATCAGCGTCCGCATCAATACGTCGCATCTTGGAGTCATGTACAGCTTGCTTTTCAGCAGCTTTGTTTTTAAGGAAAGTACCTGCTAACCCAGCTATAGGCCCAATCAAAGATTGCCACATATACTCACCTTAAAAAGAAAGCTAGGGGCTACCTAAGCAGCCCCATGCTTAACCTACTATTAGCTAGCAGGAACTACCAGAGTCAGACCAGACGCTGGGCGAAGTACAGCTACTCCGTACAAAGTGTCTGAAGTAAACAAGTTAGAGAGGAACTCTTGCTTGTACTGAGTCTGTGAACGTACACCCATTTGCTCTGCCATGACGATAGCATCACTATGCATCAACAAGCAGCCCAAAGAGTCTACTGTGCTAGATGAGTTATCGCTAGAGGTTTCAACAGTAGGACAGTTCGTGCTAACGAAAACATCAATACCGTACAGTTGACCAATCTGGCCGTTTGTAACTTGACCGTTGTTTACGAAGTCAGAGCTAACATAGCGGTCAATACCCATAATGGTGTTGCGGACAACAGGTGGGATAATGAAGCTACGTCCGTCCATAGGAACGTCAGCATCGTCTAGCTTTTGAATGATACCACGGAATGCTGCATCAGTAAATACGTCAGCAGAAACTACGGTGTCAGCCGTGTAGGTAGACAGGCCGTTAGAAGCATCTACGAAAAAAGTACCACCGTTGTTTAGGTAGGTCGTAGACGTTGTACCAGAAGCACCCAAGCCAGTAGCCAGAGAGTGCAGGTCGGTGTCAACTTGCTTAGCCAGTGCATAACCAGCATCTTCAGTGTAGAACTGACGCAAAGAAGACAAGGCTTGTACATCCGTAATATCCTCAATCAAGCGTGAGTATTCAAAGTGCTTGTTGATGGATACTTGCACTTCGCTTTCCGTAGCGTTCTGCACCGTTACAGCAGTATTCTCTGCTTTAGCGTGTGCATCGCCACGTACAGGCTTAGGTACATGGATCGTATCACCTTTCTTGCCAGCCATTGACATTTTTTTGACAAGGTTTGCCAAAACAAGGTTTTTCTGGTAAGCGGCGATAATCTCGTCACTCCAGATTTCCGGGATAAAGGTTGCTGCGCTAGTATTGTCAACAAACCCCCCAGTTGCGGGATATGTAGAATCAGTCATTTAATATCTCCTCAGATATACTATTTGACCCTCTTTTCAGCATACGCTCTCATTATTTCATCTTGTAGAGCAGTATACCTATGAGGATCGTCTTTCATAAGTTTAATAATGTCTGCGCGTCTATAGATTTTCTTAGGGCTTGATTCAGAGCTACCACTGGCATTGCCTGTACTAGCTGTACGTACTGCTTGCTTACGGCTCTGCTTTTCAGCATTAGCAGCTTGACCAATCATTTGTTGACGTTCTTTCCAAAGATTGAAAAGTTCATCAGCAGCTTCGTAGTCGTACTGTTTATCCGCTGCTACAAACAGCTTTGTCCTAATCTTAGATGCTTCAATCCACTCTGCAAATTTAGTATCCTTTAAGATACTTTCCATGTCAGGGTGATTAGTCTTCAGTGCAGATAATGCAGTTTGCATTCTGTACTGTTGGCTAACTGATTCAGCTTCCTTAATTTTAGGATGGTTCTGAATAGCCTGTGCTACTGCCTTCTCAGGATCAGTAAAGAAATCTACTTCTTCGACTTGTTCTTGTTGTTGTTGTTGGGGTTCCGTTGTGAGTTGTGTTTGGATGTAGTTGTCAACAACCTTACGTAGCTCACCTACCTCAGAACTTTGCCGCCCCAATAGCTTCTCAGCTTCTTGGTGCATCTGTACAAGTTCCTGTGCAGACTTACCTTGGTATTTATCAGGAATCTCAGGTTCACTAGGAGTTACCTGTTCTTCCACTTCCGGTTGCTCTTGTTGTTCAGCAAATACGTCTTCAGTAGACGCTTGCTCATCTTCACGCTCAATTATTTTAGCCATTATTAAACTCCGTACCTTAGTATTATGGAGAGATTAAAAAAGAGTTCTAGCTACGAACTTTGCTTTTTTTCGTATTGGATGTGACTCTGCCTAGCCTTTGCCCAACGCTTAGTAGCGTCGGGGAAGTCTCCGCTTATTGGGTCAAGAGAAGACCTGATAGGTGAGATAATCCTCTTAGCACTGTACCCGCACTTTTCGCACCTAACTGTGCGTTTATCTTCAGGTACTAGCGCCTCAAATACATGCCCATCTAAACACTTAAAATCATACAGCTTGAACATTGTCTTCTAAGTCAAGTTCTTCCTGTGGTTCTTCCAAAGCGTCTTTTTCAGCATTGTTAATTTGAGTTTCTAAGTTAAACAGAGTAGCAAGTATTGCAAGTTGTCCTTTACGGAAGTGCAAGTTATCGTTATCTGTTGTTAGTTCAACTGAGTTTATTTGCGCTACGTTTTGACCTAGATCCTTCATTAGTTGTTTCCAACCCTCTGAACGAAACATCTCAAAGTAATTAGCAAAGTAAACTTCTAGTTCCTTAGTCATCTTATGTATTCCCTTAATTTAGTTAAGATACAGTTTAGATTATATCATACTTTTGACAAAAAGTCAAGTGTTTTTTAATACATTTTTCTACCAGTGGTTTTACGCATTGGCTTCTTTTTCATGGCCTTCTTTTTCTTTGCAGGTCTACCAACTTGTTTTCCGTAAGTTCCTTTTCCCATTGGCATATCAGTCTTCCTCTTTTTTTGGTGGTGGGTCTCTAAGTAACAGTTTAGTACCTACGTCAGCCACAGGCACTACTCTGGGTTCACAGTACGCATCAAAATGTCTAGTCTTAGGCATAACGATAGCGTGTTGCCCTACGTCCTGATGAACTAAGGCTGTTTTATATTCAAGACAGGAAGTCAACTCTCTAAATGCTAGCTCCATTGTGGGTACATTTTTTTCAAGAATTACCAGCATAAAAACTAACATAGTCATGCTTTAAGATCTACTGTGTACTTATCTTGATTAAACACTTTTAAGATAGTGACCATTAGTTGTCCGTTTTTGTACTCATAGTAAAACTGTTCAAGATAAGTTATGGCCTGTACAGCACCCTTAACTGCGTATGTTTTTTGTTTTATAGAGTAAGAATCTTTAACTCTGTCAGTTACTATAAACTCATGTGCGTTAACACTGTTAGGAAAAGGAGCAGCTACAGCTTCCACTATAGCCTTCTTTTCTGTTTAACAGCCTGTGTTTTCACAGCAGTAGGTGCCTGTAGCTCCCACGTTAACAGCAGTAGTTTTGTGTCCCATGCGGTTCCAAGGACTCTTGGCGCTTGGTTCCGCACGTACACTGTCGCTCCGTACCCGCATTTTTTGTGGTTGTATTGCAGCCACATCTTTGCGACTCTGTGCCGCTTTGCTGGAGGGTTGACGTACTGCAACATTCTGTATTCTCGCATATCACAGAATAAGTTTGGTTGTTCTGGGTCATACTCTACTTCGACAGAAGTGCTTGAACTAGCGCGGCTATCTGTTCGTTTGTCTTTTCCTGAATTTTCTCCTGTCGCTCCAAGCTGGAGACTATGGCCTCCACTTTGGCGCTCGTCACTGCCTGTGCTTGGCCGTTGGCTTGAGCCTTTTTTGCAGTCTCCTCCGCTATCTGAGCTATGCGCTCACGATCTTCTGCGGCATGTGCAGTATTAGCTTGTAGTACACCCCAAGCAACTGCTAGGCTTACAGCGGCAGCAGCAATAGGTAACGCCCATTGTGGTATTTTAATAGAGTTTTCAGACATTGGTTTTCCTTATTATACTGCCCGTAGCGTAGCGGACTTTTTATTTACTATTTTATTGCTGGCTTCCAAAACAAAAGTAGAATGGTTTTTAATCATACGCAACACCTCCATCTGAATGTCAAGGTCTTGCGCTTCAATCAAAGAACCTCCAAGGTACGAAATTGTCTCTGCATTTAACCTTAGAGTGCTTATTTCAGGATTTTCAATCACAGGTACAAGTTCAGCATCTATCATGGTTAGTCCTTATTTTTTTCGTGACTTAGCTCCTACACACTTCCAACGCTTTCTTGATAAATTGTTTGGAGTGTTAGGGTCATTTTGTTTTTTCTTAGGCAGTCTTTTTTTAATACCTAAACTTCTAGCGCAGTAGCTGTCGCCTTTGCTGGTTCCCGGCTTAACTCTAGGGCCACCGCCTTTTGCTGGGCCAGCTTGTCCGTAAGATACTCTTTTGCCGCTAGAGGTTACTTTTACCTTCGCTTTTCCTTTCCTTGGTTTTGCCATCAAGCAGCCTCTTGTTGTTTAGTCTTGCGCGTCTGCGCTGGCCTTTTCGCTTCATTCTTAGATTCTAGTTCCTTAATCTTGTTTTCAAGTTCTTCAAACTTGGCGTTGATTTGGTCTAATGCGCTTTGAAACTGTACTGAAGTTACTACCATGTTACTGTCCTTGTCCTACTGGGGGTTTGTTTTGCTGTACGAGTTTGAGATCAATCTCCTTCTCTTTCAGCATAGTTTGTGCCATCTTCAGCCTACGTTCAAATTCTTTGTCATCCTCAGAACCCGCCTGTAAGTTGGTTGTGATAGCTTTGATCCTATCAATCTCTAGCTCCTGTGGTGCCAACTGAGTCTCTACGGCCATCTTCTGCGCCCTAGCTTGTGATTCAGTGGCTTGTCCATTCAACGCTGCTGTCTGTGACTGCTGGAACTGTAATTGTGCCTGTTGTGCAGCCTGTGCCAACTGTTGTTGCTCTGGAGTAGGTTGTGATTGCTGTGCTGCTTCCTGTAGTCTAGCAGTAAGGTCTTCACGGTTTGATAGGTTCATGTTGTCAATGATGGACTCTATTAACGTGTTGTACAGAGGTGAGTCCTGTGACATTGTTTGCAGAAGCTGGACAAGCTGAGTTACTTCGTACTCACGCGCTATAATGCCCAGTGTAGACGTAGCGTCAAACTTGTAGTCAGCTACAGGATAGTTCTCAGGATCAAACTGCATGTAACGGTAGGCAGCTTTCTTTACAAACGGTATGAGGAAACAGTCTTGGAAGTTTATTAGTGTGCGTTTGTGACGCTTAATAATAGCACCAAGAGACATGCTAATTCCAGCAGCGGTAGCTTCTCCATTGATACTTCCCGGAATGCCAGCAGAGTCAATCGCCCCTGTAGACATCTGTACCATTCTTTGTAACGCATTTGCTTGCTCAAAAGTTATTTGGCTTACTTGACCAAAGTTAAAGGGTTGTAGGACTTGCCTTGGGTCACCGTTAGTTAAAACAATCTTGCCGGGACGTACCTCTGGCCTAGACCCTCTAGGAAGCCGTGTAGCGTCCATAGCAAGCATTGGATGTACAGTAAGGGATAACGCATCAATACGTGCGCGTAGCTCTGTATCAAGCGCCTTTTGGCTATTATAGCCTTTCTCACAAACACCTCTACCCCAGAACCTTCCCGGCACAACATCCCAAGGGAATGCTACGATAGGTCGGTCACTCATCATGTAGGGGCTTTCTTCAGCCTTCAGGAGTATGCCACCGTTGGCAATGACAATGATTGCTTCCACGTAGAAACTTTCAGTTGTTTCGTCATCGTCCTCTACAAGTGTCTCTATCTCAGATATGTCCTCATCGTCAGCCATCATAAGTTCTTTTTCAGACTTAGTAAGCAGGTGTCGAGGTACTTTACCGTAGTATTTTGTTAAGCGTACTTTATCGTCATCAAAGCTGGATAGCTCTTGGTCAGGCTCTAGTTCGTAGTCTCTTGGAGCGTTACCAACGTACACATCAGCGTACACTCCAGACTCCTGTAGTTCCTCCACAAGATGTCGTGACACAAACTCATCTACAGCAACTCCAAGCGCATTGTCTACGTTTGTAGCTACAGGGTCAATGAGAAAGTTTTGAGGAAGGATGGGTCGCAGTTTGACCATTGTGCGGTCAGTCACATTAACACCCACTGCTGTCAACTCACCACCCATGATAGGCTGGGTGGCGGGAGCCATCTCTTTAACTTCCTCAAGCACTACCTCACCAATCCCCGTACCAAAAACGGCTGAGTTGATGAGGCACTCTCCTACTGCCTGACGTAGCTTTGATTTCTCTAGGTCAGCGTGGAGTTTGGTTCGCAGGTACACAATGTCCTGAGATTCTTGATCGTCCATATCGTCAGTAATACTAAAGTATTTACCGCGACCAAACGTAGCTTCTTCAATCTCCGCTACACTGGACTCTACAGCTTGCTGCAATGCAGGGCTGATTATTCTACTTCTTTCACTCTTTCTGTCTGAGTCTTGTGCTGCCCAGATACCTCTCCAGAGCCTATAGTATTCTTCGTTACGCTCTGCGTAGTTTGATTCATAGTGGTCACGCCAAGTATTACACTTGTCCATGACCCAATCTTCAACGTGCTGCTCAGTGGCAAGGGTGTCGTTGTCACCGTATTCCATAGTTATACCTTACGTGATCGTCTTGTTTTTTTGGCTATCTTTTTAGGTTGTTTACTGTGCTGTTTCCCTGCCGCTGTGTCTTTTCTTTTCTTACGGGTTGTTGCAGCGTACTCTTTAGATGACAACGACTTTATAGCTTTCTCAGGTAAGTAACGCTCTCCTGTGGCTTTTGGGCCTTGAGTGCTGGGCTTTCCTGACTTTGTACGCCACTTTTGACTTCCCCACTTTTTTAGTGACCGCTGTGGTTTTTTAAGCATTTTAGTTTTTGCCTTTTGCTTTCTTCTGTGCGGTCTTACTTAAATCCTTAAAGTGAAATAGGCGTTGGCTTGTTTTACCATGAGACTTGCCTGTGTGCAAAGTTCCGTTAGGCATTTTGTGTGTATTGCCTTCCCATTTTTTACCTGCTTTTGTGTAGTGCGGTACGCCTTTCATCTATATCCTCCACCTTTAGCTTTGTACTCTTTAGCAAGCATCTGGGCTTTACGCGCCGACCACTGTCCCGGCTTACCGCCTTTGCCCCCTGCTTTAATCCTGTTAAATAAATTCTTACGCATAGTGGGCTTTGTATAGTTCCCAGCTTCATTTACTCTTGATTTTTTTGCAGCCATTAGTACCCCGTTACTGTGTCCAAAACTTCATGGTCATCTATTTCAAAGTCGTATGTGTACGCTATCTTAGCCAACTGGTCTATGTAAGCTAATGCGTCCACAAGGTCATCATGTGTCAGTGGGTCAGGAAATTGAAATAACTGGTCTAAGAACCGACTGTTCCACTCCCCTTTGTCAAGGGTTACGAAACCATTTTCAAACCTGCCCTGTAGCGCCCACATGACCCTATCAGTCTTCTTTTTGTTTCCGTGGGTTAACTCATCAACCCTAAAAAACATCCCGTATCGCTTCATCATGTCCGTTAGAGGGGACATAACAGCCTGTCTAGCAATACCTTTCTCTATGCCTATCCCTACTGGCTTGTAGTCCCTGACAACCTCAAATATCTTTCTGGCTGTCTCAGACAACTCCCAGCGCCCATGAACTATGTTTTCAACATGCCAGTGTCCACTGTCGTTAACCTTGACAACCGCTATGGCTGTCTCGTCCAATTTACTGTTCTTAGTACGTTGCTTGTTTACTTCCTCAAAACCAGCTAGGTCAATGGCTATGTAGTAGTCACCGTACTCAGGGGATTCACCAAACTTGACCCAATCCTCCTTGAACATCTCAGAGCCTCTGGCCTCAAAGGAAGCCATAAACTCTTGTCTAAACGCATAGCTGGACATACTCTTTTTAGCTACGTTTATCTCATCCTCGTCCAACAGAGGATTGTCATAGCTTGTAAAGTGCCATGCTTTGTACGTTGGGTCATCATCTAACTCAGCGTACTGATACAACTCATAAAAGTGATTACGTCCCATAGGCGTACCTATGAACAACGCATTCCCCTTTTGGTCAGCCAATGCTGGCCTAAGAATCTGCTCAAATACTTCAGGCTTCATGTCTGCGTATTCGTCCATGACCAGAAACTTCAAGGACACACCACGCATAGTCTCTGGCCTGTCCGCACCCTTCAACGATATTGTAGCACCGTTGATTAGTTTTATCTGTAGGTTGTTAATGTGACTGGACACAATCACTGGATTCCCCAATTCAAGCAGTGTCTGCCACATGATGTCCCTAGCCTGTCCCTGTGTAGGTGCAACGTAAAACACATTACCCTTACTGGACTCCAAGGCGTTGACAATCAACAACCATGCTGCTAGTCTGGACTTACCAGTACGCCTACCAGCGGCTACAATCTTAAACCTTGTATCGTCACTCCAGACCTGTTGTTGCCAAGGGAGTAACTCAATGTTAAGATCAGTCACCTAGTAACACCACACCACAGCATCCGTATCTCTAGTATCCACATGGATAAACCCATTAGCCACACCTATCCCCCTAAAGCCCATAATCATTGCAGCTTTAATTATCTTATGGCGCTGTTGGCCCCCTGACACCTTAATGTCAGCAGCTATACCTTCAGAGTGTTTCCCCGGCTTAGCCTTCTTTGCCTCTATAGAGTGCTTAGGTGACCTATATCCGCTAGTGATTACAAAGGGAAAACCACAGGCTTCCCTCAACTCATCTAGCTTAGCAACGAACTCTGGCTTTATCTGATTCTCACCTGTTTCTTGACAATCAAAATCTTCTATCTTGAAGTATTTGTAGTTAGCCACTTTCTTCCGTAAACTCCCCTTCAATGGTGTTTTCTTCTTGTTCGGTTGTTGCTTCTTCTTCACTCGTACCAGAGACACTTGTGGCGACTTGCCCAACACCTGAGATAGTAATTGACACAGACTGTCTCCCACCTGTAGAATCCTTTTCAAAGTAACTTAAAGGCAACATCCTATCCATTACTAGTTTCCATGCTGCCGCTTGATTTTTATGGTCATCGTTAAGAGCAGCATTAAAAATACTATCCAGAACCTTGTTAGATTTAGGGGAAGCAAGCATTCTAGCCTTATATTCGTTAATAATGCTAGCGTCACCTTTAGGTCGACCTACTTTACCCCTGTTTCCTGTAGTTTTAGAGACTACATCAGTCTTCCTTGGTCTTCCTCTTTTACGTTTAGGTTGATCCATAAAGTATTTACCTTAGTACCTAAGAATACTATCTGATTATATCATATTTTGTGTCAAAAGTCAAGGATTATTTTAGATTATTTAGTTATAAGAGTGTCCTTTTAGTGTGTTTTTAGTAAATTCTAGTTTTCTTTTGTAAACAAGAGGTTAGTAAGCACTAACTATTGGTCATTTTAACCTAATTTTGGCCTATTTTGTACATGAGCAGGTACTATAATTTATTAAGCAGCACAAGCCCCTCCCCCGTCCCCTCTAGCATACCCCGGCCCTCATGTCAACCATAGACAAACCAGAGGTTGGCATGGTTATTGCATGTGTTGACTAGAGTTGGCATGAGTTTTGCATAGGAATCTGGCCCTCTGGCTACCACAGCCAACAAGAGAATACAAGAGTTGACATGTGAGAGGCACTCTGGCACCCCATAGGTCAACCCAAGTCAACCACAAACACACAACACCACCCATTGCAACTACTATATAGTTATATGCATAGATCAAATAGTTATTGACACCAGTGATCCACACGCTATCATGGCTGCACAAATTAATTAATAACTACATAGGTAAACACATGAGCACATTTACAACATTACTAGACATCCGTAACGACATAGCCGACTCATTGCATACTGTTGGTTTAGACAACTGGTCGCAGCGCCTAGTCATAGGGAGCGAGTACAACAGCATGTCGCGAGCTATAGAGGCCTACTTAGGCATAGACAAGGATACAGAGCATGACATGCCAGAGACGCTGGAACAGATGAAAGCATGGTACTCCGCAAGCGAAGGTCTGACATGGTTGTTTAACGATGCAGTGCGAGAGTTCAACATACCAGTAACACTAATAGACGAAACAATAGCGGCATAGCCGCGAACCATCCTAGGCCACGATGTAAAACTTGCCTGTTGCGTCCTGAGCACGACGAGTATAAACTGCTCGCACACTTTAACGACAGAGGTTTACACATGAAACTACGACAAATTGCATCTAACCAGACAGAACTAGAGTTACCCTGTGGCGCTGTGGTTCTATTCAGTTACGAGACACCAGTAGCAGCACAGCTAGCGTCGGGTGGTTTTATACGCACAGAACAGAAATGGTCTGTAACCACTAGCCGACACATCAACAAATGGTTGCAGGGTATTGACGCGCAGGAAGTACCACAGGCAGACTTGTACACTTTGACAGGAGAGGCAGCATAATGTTAAAAGACTGGAAATATAAATTAATGATTATTGGCCTAATGTTTATCTTAGTGGTAGACTGGGAACACACACTAACACTCTGGGGTTTTTAGTATGATTTGGAGCGCGATAAAAGATTTTTGCACTGCCTATGTTGTAATACTGGTGCTGGTTGGTGTATTATTTTTAATTGAAACTTACTTACTGGGGTAGATTATGAGCAATGAATATAAAGAAGCGAACGACGAACGTCTTATGGAATCAGTCTATGAGATAGTGGATAGCCTGACAGAGCTAGCGGCTCGCAGGTTACTAGAGGACATGCTGTTTACACAAGGCATAGAAAGCGAAGCATTCGACTGGACACTACGCAACCAGACTAAACAGTTTATCGAACAGGCAGAGAAGGCAGTAGCATGAACATATTTTATATCTCAACTGATCCTGTGCGTGCAGCAGTGTGGCAGTGTGATAAACATGTGGTCAAGATGATCCTAGAGTCAGCACAGATGCTATGCACAGCACACCATGAGTTTGGCAACCATGACGTGCCGTACAAAGTAGCGCACAGGAACCACCCCAGCACTATATGGGCTAGGGAAAGCGCAGCAAACTATAGATGGCTATACAGGCATTTTAAGGCTCTCTCAGAGGAGTACACAGAACGCTATGGTAAGGTACATCTATCGTGGCAAAAGTGCTCAGAGGCGCTGTGGAATCCTCCTAGAGGCATTCCTAACCCAGAGTTAGGATCAATAGACCATACACCACCACCACAGTGCATGCCTGACGAGTGCAAACGCGCTAGCAGTCTGGAGGCATACCGTGTATACTATTTCAAATATAAACCACAGGTTATCGACATGCGATGGCCTGAGAATCGACAACCACCAATGGAGCTATTTGCAGCATGAGCGATACATTCTCACATGACATAGACGAAACAGATGAATCTGAGCCTGAGAACCTCAGTGTTCGTGAGTTAAAAGAAAACGACCTGATTGAATACAGGTTGAACACAATGACTATATCAGAGGTATGCAACGCGGCCTCTAAATGGCTAACGATGACAATAGCCGACCACAGCGATGCACAGATTGATGCGTTACATGAAAAACTATTTAACAGGGAGCTACACTAATGAGGTGCAGAGCGTGCAACAGCGGCCCACTGGGTGAGATTGAGCTAGCTAGGAAAGACCACAAAAGCGGGGAGTTCCTAGACCTGTGCAACACTTGCTACACTGTGTCCAATAGAGCCATAATTGCTCAACAATATGAGTCACTCTATCTGGACGAAAGCCAACTGGATGAGCTAGAATTTGAACTTTTTGACTAGGAGGACTTGCGTTGATTTGAAAATCCTGTATAATATACCTATGAAGCGAAGGAATAAACATAATGGATATTCTTAAAGTTTCATATTTAGTAACCTACAATAACCACAGGAGTCTGTAGATGGCTGTAGCAGAGATGAAAGTAGCCTTTAGTAACTTGCGTGAGACTGAGACGTATCAGGGTCAAGATACTGGACGGTTTACCTTGACGGGTACTCTGGACGATGCAACGGCAGAGATGTTGTCCGCACAGGGTGTTAAAATCAAAGCCTACGAGGACATGGCACAACGAAAGTTTGCCAGTAAGTTTCCGGTGAAGATCATAGACGCGAATGACGCGCCCTTCACTGGTGACATTCCCAGAGGCTCTCTTGTACGCATTAGCTACAAGACAGGCCCAGCACACCCAGTGCATGGTACGCCGACGTACCTGAACGCTGTGCGGGTGTTGGAACTTGCTGAAGATGCGTCTGGGATAGATGACGAACTCTAAGTTTATTAAGCATGAATCCTGCCCAGTATGCGGCAGTAGTGATGCGCTGGCCCGTTATAGTGACGGGTCGGCCCATTGCTTCTCCGCTGGGTGTAACCACCATGAGAATGGTAATGGTGAAGTAGTGAGCATTGCAGAGAAAAGACCGCTAGAGTTCAATGGTGCCACGGCTTCCATACCAGAGCGTCGAATCACACAGGCTACGTGCGCCAAGTTTGGCGTTACTGTGGAGTTCGATAGGTCAGGTAAGATAAGCCGACATCACTATCCATACTATGCTGTGGACACTAACGAGGTGAAAGGCAGCAAGGTACGCATTGTTCAGAACAAAGACTTTTACGCCACAGGCTCGTTGCAGGGTGTAGGGTTGTTTGGTCAGAACACTTGCAGGGGTAGAGGCAAGTTTATAACGATAACAGAGGGCGAACTGGACGCGCTGAGCGTGTCTGAGATGTTCGACAACAAATGGGATGTGGTGTCGCTACGCTCTGGCGCATCCGCAGCAGCAAAGGAAATAAAAGAGCAATTAGAGTGGCTTGAGGGCTACGATCAGGTAGTGTTGTGTTTTGACAACGACAAGGCGGGACAAGCTGCCATTGATGAAGTCAAGGACATATTTAGCCCTAGCAAGCTAAAGATATGCAAGCTACCTCTGAAGGACGCTAGCGAGATGCTGGTTGCTAAAAAAGTCAAGGACTTTGTGTCAGCATGGTGGGACTCTAAAGCATATCAGCCTGATGGTATCATCTGTGGTAAAGAAACATGGGATGCTATCACGGGCAAGATGAAGGTCAAGTCAGTACCGTACCCTTGGCAGGGACTTAATGACATGACCAAAGGCTTTAGGCCATACGAGCTAGTGACCATAACCAGCGGGTCAGGCATGGGTAAGTCACAGATTGTCAGGGAGTTAGAACATTACATTCTAAACGCTACTGAGGACAACATTGGCATATTGGCTCTGGAGGAAGACGTAGCACGTACTGCTCTGGGTATCATGTCAGTGGCTGCTGACTGCCCATTGCACCTAGAGGAAGACTTGGACGCTGACGCTGCGTTTCCTTTCTGGGAACAGACGCTAGGCACTGGGCGCTTCTACCTGTTCGACCATTGGGGCAGCACAAGCGAGGACAAACTGTTGTCTCGTGTGCGTCACATGGCTAAGGCACTGGACTGTAAGTGGATCATACTCGACCACCTGTCCATCGTAGTGTCAGCACAGGACAATGGTGATGAGCGCAAGGCTATAGACGCCATTATGACTAACCTGCGAACACTGGTGCAGGAGCTAGGCATAGGGCTATTCTTAGTGTCCCACCTGAAGCGTACCACAGGTAAGCCACATGAGGACGGAGGCAAGATTAGCCTGAGTGAGTTGCGAGGCTCACAGGCGATAGCGCAACTGTCGGACATGGTGATTGGCTTGGAGCGTAACCAGCAGGACGAGGACGAGGATAAGCGTAACACAACTACAGTGCGCATACTCAAGAATCGCTACGCTGGTTTGACAGGAGCAGCCTGTTACCTGAAGTACGACAGGGTGACAGGTCGCATGACTGAGGTGGCAGCACCCAAGGACGTAGACGATGACTTCTAACAGCGCACTTTACTTAGACATTGAGACTGACGGGCTAACTCCTAGCGTGATCTGGATTGCAGTAACAAAGCAGGACGGTAAGGTTAGTAAGCACTACGCTTCTGAGTCTCTGGCTGCTACGCTGGAAGGCACGTTCCCAGTAGTAGGACAGAACCTGTATGGTTTTGACCTGCCTGTACTGGAGCGCCTGTGGGACATCAAGGTAGACCGTGAGCGTGTACAGGACACTCTGGTAATGTCACGACTCAGCAGCCCTAATCGTGCAGG